CGAGAGCGGGAGCACCAGCGGACAGACGTAGGTCGCCGTCAGCAGCGCTCGTCCGCCCGAGACCACCGGAGATTCCGAGCCGGTGAAGCCCATGAGCCGCCGGAACGCGAGTCCCGCCGTTGTCCCGAGCCACCCAATCGGGCTGATGGTCGGCGACGGGTACGAGGTCCACACGTGCCCAGTCTCGTCGAGGCCCCACCGGACGCGCCGGTCTGCGTTGTCGACCGCGTCGTTGTCCGCGTCCTCCAGCGAGGTCAGCGGCGAGACGCCCTCGTCGGTCGTGGTCGAGGCCCGGAGCATTGTCGGCACCGAGTGCACGCGCGCCGTGATGGTCGACACGCCGATGGTGTCGATGCCATCCGTGATGGTGAGCGAGTGCGGCGAGGCACCCGCGTCGTAGTTGCCCCGCGTCCATGGGAGCGTGCCGACCACCTGCCGGTATCCCGAGACGAGAGACGCTGCCGTTGTGCCCGTGGGCATGCCGTAGGCGTTGCCCGCCGTGGCGACGAGCGACCAGGCCCCGAGCGATGCGTTCGGGACGCGAATCCTGACGCGGTCATCGGTCGTGATGTCAGCCTCCCACGCGAGAGTGCCACCGCCCGCCGCTGCCCACGCGGTGATGATGTCGCCCGCGAGATGCCGCCCGGCCTGCGACCCGTAGCCGGTGAGCCATGCGACGACGTCCGGGTATCGCCCGCCGTCGTACATCGAGGCCGCAGCAGGGAGCGTGATGTTCGTCGCGCCTCGCGTGTACGGGATGAGCCCGGCGAGCGCGGCGACGTCGCAGCCTGCGAGAAGTGCGGGGTAAAGCGCCATCAGGCCCCTGCGATGCTGCGCGGCGGCGCAGGGACGAGGATGGCAGTGAGCCCGTCAACGGTCGGGCGCATCCAGTGGCCTGCTGGCATCGTTCGCGCGCCTGCGCCCGAGCGGACCGACCACGCAACCCATCGCCATTCCGGCCCGGTGGCCGCACCCGTCAGACACTGCGAGGTTGAAACCATTACGCCACCGCCAATCGACCGCCAGAGAGACCACCCGCGCGAGCCTCGCGCCGTGCACCATCGACGAGCACCGACGTGACCTGCTCGACGCCGAGCACGACGGTCACCATGACCGGCTGTGCGCCGCCGGGGCGCCCCGAGGAGAGCGAGCCGACGCGGTCACCGCCACCACCCGACGCACCGCCCGAGGACGGGCGCGCGGAGCCCCGCGAGGAGCCCGCGCCGAGAGCGCGCGCCGTGAGCCCGAGGGCGACGCCGGTACCGCCCATGACCGCAGCGGCTGTGCCGAGTTGCCCGGCACTGAACCCGAGCAGTGCGCCGCCCGTCAGCGCCGACGCGACGGCGAGCGCGCCGAGGAATACGGAGTAGCCGAGCGCCGTCGCCGAGAGGGACGCGGCGACCTCGCCCGCGACCTTGCGCAGGCTCTTGCCTGTCGCATCGCCGTCGATGATGAGGCTCGACAGCGCCTGCCCGGCCTGCGCGGAGAACTGCTGGAGCGCGCCCACGCCGAGCGTCGAGAGGTCGGTCGCCGCCGTGAGCGTGCCTTGCAGCGCCTGCTCGGCGGCTGTCGCCTGCGGCACGATGCCCGCCGTGGGGTCGTCGGCCCCGAACGCATCCGCGCCCTGCGAGAGCACGTCAGAGGTCGAGCGCGACGACGGAAAGAGCCCGTCCGTCACCGGCACGCGCCCCGACTCGACGCCCGACACGAGGCGCGCCGTGCGCACGTCCTCGCCTGCGCGCTTGACGAGCGGGTCAATGGCCGTGAGCGCCTTGCGCAACCCTTCGAGCGAGGATGTTTCGTCGCGGGTCGCCGCAGCGCGCGCGGTGCTCGCCTTTATTGCCGGCAGGGTCGCCTGCGTAGATGTCACGACCACCGCGGTCGTCGCCGTCGTCGCCGTCTTGACGCCGCCGAGGCTCGCGATTGACCGCAGGCGCAGTGCTTCGAGCTTGTTCTCGCGGTCCTCGAGCTGCGACAGAAACCCAGACTCAGCGACCTGCGCCGCGCGTAGCTCCTCGGTCGCGACCTGGCGCTCCGTTCGCAGCGCGTCGCCTTCAGAGCGGGACCGCGTAGCGAGCGTGTCGGTGCGACGCAGTTCTGCGGTCGTCGAGTCGATGCGCCGCTGCGCCTCCTGCTGCGTCGCGATGGCCTCGCGGAGGCCCTTGCGCAAGTCCTCGATCTCGCCCGACAGCGAACCCGCCGCGAGGCCGGCACGCTCCACGAGTGCGCGCTGCGCCGCTGACGCGCCAGCGCCGCCCGGCCCTGCGCCGATGGCAGAGTAGAGCCGCGTGACGTCTGCCTCGCTGCTCTTGGCCGCTACTCCGATGTTGCGGATGTCGGTGGCGATTGCCGCCGAGCTAACGCCGAGGATGCCCACCGACCGCGCGGCATCGAGCAGCGCCGGCGAAAACTCGATAAGTTGCCCGACCACGACCCCGAGCGGGCCCGCGAGCCCGACGCCGAGCGCCACCGATGCGATGTCGAGGGCGCCGTTGAGCGCGCGCATCGGCTTCTCGACGGCGTCGACCACCTTGTCGAGCCGCTCGGTCTGCGAGGCAAACGATGCGACGCCGCGCCCTGCCGACTGCGTGCGCCGCTCGGCCTGCACAGCGGCATCGCCCACGCGCCCGAGAGCACGCTCGGCGACCTCTGCGCCGGTGACGGTGACGGGGAATGCGAGCGCCATCAGGTCACCGCCTCGCCGCTGCGTCCTGCCGCACCGCGTCGGTCTCCCACGCCTCGGCCGCCTGCACTTCGCGCATCAGGACCAGCACCCCATCCACGACCGCGCAGGTCGGCTCCGGCGCCACGTCCTCGATGCGCCCGCCCATCTTGAGCCACTGGTACGCGTCGATGATGGTCCTCGCCCACGGTGCCCCGGCCTCGCATGTCGGGCACACCAGGCACGCGAGGTCGTCGCGCTGGATGATGGGCTCGACGAGCCACGTCAGCCCGTCCCGCTCGTCGCGGTCCCACTCGCCGCCGGTGCCGTCGCATCCGTCGCAGGTGTGGTGGCTGCGGCCTTGGCGCTGGCAGGAGCCTCGCCACGCTGCGAGGGCGAGGACTGCGCGGGCGCTTTTGGGAGCGACGAGACCGCCTCGATGTGCCACGCAATCTCGCGGACGATGAGCCCGGCCGAGGCATGCGCCGCGAGGGCCTCCCACAGCGCCGCGACGGGGTAGCCGTCCGGTCCGCGCGTGAGGTGCGGCAGGTCGCTGATACTCTCGACGCAGGCCGCGATGATGGCCTCGGCGTGCATCAGCTCGCGGTCCTCGCCCTGCGCCGTGTGCGCCCCGGTACGGCCTTCGATGAGCGCGACGGTCCGCCGGTCCATCGGGCGCGCCGTGACCCACGAGGCGTCGCTCGGGATGTCGAGCCCGGCAGGCTCGCGGGTCGCGTAGTAGTGACGCAGGTCGGCGAGCGGCAGGCCGCTCAGCGCCGGGTCCGTCGCGAGGACGAACCGCGTCGAGACGAGCGCCGAGGTCGAGACCGCGAGAGCCATCAGGACACCACGGCCAGCATGACCCACGCACCTTTGGCAGCGGTCGGCGTCCCCGTGGTGTCTGCGATGTCAGCCGAGCCGCCGCGAATGGTCACGCGCGTAAACGACCGCGCCTCCTCGACCGTGTCGGCGGGAAGGTCTGCGAGGTAGCCGCCCGGGATAATGAGCGCCGCCCCCGCGCCGTCGCCGCCCTGAAGCGGCAGCACCCACGTGGAGCGCGTCTGCCCGCGCAGGCGAGTCAACAGGGTCGAGCGCTGCGTGTCGGCAAACGTCAGCGTGGCCTCGACGGACACCCGCGTGATTTCCTCGTCGGTGCGCTGGAGCACGTCACGCGTCGCCCCGCCCACCGGCTCGGTGTCGATGGTGATGGTGGCGTCCCACTCCTGCACCCCGAACACGGTCCGCGCCCCGGCTTCGGGAGCAGTGCCGCTCAGAGCGCCCGAGATGACCGACCCGTACCGCCGCGCCGTGACGCCGTCGCCGACTGCCGAGCCCGCGCTCGGAGTCGTGCCGCTCAAGTCGCCGCGAAACGGTCCGGTGAAGTTCATGCGGGCCTCTGCCGTGGTGGCGCTTGCCCCGCCGAATCCGAGCGCGAGAGACCGCATGCGCGAGCCCGTGACGAGCACGCCGCGCGCCGCATCGCGATACCGCCACGAGAGCGAGGTGGCGCCCCGCGCGCCGATTACCGGATAGGCCACGGAGCACTTGCGCACCAGGTTGCCGACCTGCGGCGTGGCCGAGAACGCAGGGTGCACGGTCACGCGATTGGTCCCCGTGTTGACCGAGGTCACGCACGCGAATTCCATCGCCCCGACCGCGTTTTTCCACGCGACCACATCGCCCGGGTTGACCTCGCCGATCTCCCCAACTGCAACCCCGTACACCGTGGTCGAGACTGCGCCGGTGACCGTCTGGTAGGCCGCTGCCGCCACGCCGATGAGGCCGAGCGAGGACGCGACCATCTTGCCGAGCGGAGTCGACGCGAACGCCGTCGCGCCCGGCAGGCGAAACGGCACGGTCACCGGGAGGTCGCCGCGCGAGACGCCGACCGGGAGGCCGTCGCTCGGGCTGTACGGCATGTCCACCTCGGGCGCCTGCCCGGCACCCGACACGCTCACGATGGGCTCGTCGTAGAGCGGGATGGCACCCTGCCCGACAAGCTCCGCGATGGGCGCGCGCACGCACTGGATGCGCGTGTACGTCAACGCCGAGACGTCGACCGTGGTGTAGTCCGTCGCGCTCGGCGAGCCAAACGACGATTCGACCGCGAGGGCCAGCTCCTGCCCTGCGAGTAGCCCTGCGCTCATGCTGTCACCTCTGCCGTGATGCGGACGCGCAGCACGCGCCCGATGACTCTGCCGTCGCCGTCGTCGAGCTCGACGATGGCGGTATCTGGATACACCTCGAGGCTGCTCGCATCCGAGCCCCACACCGTCGCCGGCCTCAACGCCTCGACGAGTTGCACCGCGTCCTCGTAGGTCACGAGTCGGGCCAGGTCGCCGTCGTCAGACCACGCGAGGTCCGCATCGCGGTAGACCACGTGGAGCGTGATGTCGTGCCGCACCTCGTCGAGCGTCGAGGAGATAAGGAGCCCCGTGTCGATGGGCGGGCCGATGTCAAGCCACACCGAGCGCGTCGGCAGGCCCGGGAATTCGAGCGCTACGTCCTGCTCCGAGCGGATGCCACGGGCGCGCGTCCACGGGCACGACTGCACGCCGGTCGGCGTGAGTCCCGCGATGGTCGCGTAGAGCGCGTCGCGCAGGGTCGTGATGCTCACCGGCGCTGCTCCTCGAGCACGGCCGTCAGCAGCTCGCCGATGGTCTGGTCGACCTGCCCGCGGTCCTTCGGCGAGAGCCCGAACCACGGGCGTTTCGCGTTCGTCCCCTCGGCGTAGGTCACCGCAGCGCCGCGCACCGTGACGACGCATCGAGTGCGCAGGACCGCCGTGACGTCGAGCGAGCGCGCGAGCTGCCCCGAGAGGGTCAAGTCCACGACCACGCCCGGCGCTCGCCGCTCGCCCCTCCGAGACGCGCGCTTGTACTCCGCGTACCCGCCCGCGTACTCCCGCCCGATGATGGCACCGCGTCGCCCGTCGACCCCGCGCTGCGGACCTCGTCGAGCATGCCACGGGGCGCCGCCCTTGGGCTTGAGCCGCTTCGCAATCTCTGACCGGAAGTAGACCACCACCCGCTCAGTCGAGTACGCCGCGTGCGCCCGGTCGTTGAGCCCGCGGCCCTCGCGGAACGTGCGCTGCGCCATCTGCGTGGCGACCGCCTGCCCGATGGCGCGCATGGCCTCGGCCGTGACGACGCGCGTCGGCCAGCGCGAGAGGTCGACTCGTGCGCCGACTGCCATCAGCGGTCGTCCGTGACGCGGGTCCGCGTGACCTCGTAGGGCGCGGACGGGTCGGTCTCGTACCGCACGACCGAGAGGTCCGTGAACGTCGACCCAATGCCTGCCGTTGCGCGCCCCGTGGCGGCCCCGATAGCAGTCTCGCCCGTGTCCACCACGCCATCCCCGTCGAGGTCGGCCCAATCGACCAGCGCGAGCACCTGGTCGATGCTCTCGACTGCGCGCGCCCGGTAGTACGCCGCGAGGTCGGAGCGGTCAGCCCCGGCGCTCGATGTGCCGTCGACGATGGCGGCCGCCGTGAGGTAGGCGTGGGCGCGCGAGAACTGCGAGCCCGGCAGCACGTCCTCGACACGGGGCGCGATGCGAGACCGCACGAGGAGCACCAGGTCATCGAGCGCTGCGTCACGCTGCGCCCGCCACGAGCCTTGACCCATCGGGCGACTGCGCAGGTCGGGGAACGCCGCGAGTACGTCAGCGTCGGAGAGCCCGGTGCCGAACGCCATCGCCACGATGTGCAGGACGTCGCGGTCGCGCCGGTAATCGACGGTGATGCCCTGCGTAGCCGCCGTGTAGTCGACGGACCACCGCACGTTGCGGGTTGCGACCGTGCCCACGTCGCCGGATGCGATGACCACCGACCGCTCGTGCCAGTGCAGCGTCAGCGTGGACGCCGAGACCGTCACGGGATGCGGCAGCGGCTCGGCGAGCTCGACCGTCCCCGAGAGCGCGCCGGTCGTGACCTGCCGCACCACGCGCACCGACGCCTCGATGGTGCCGATGCCGTAGAGCATCGCCGCTGCCGGGGAGTCGGGGGACGCGAGGGTCACGGGAGCGCCGGATGCGCCCCACGTCACCGTGAGCACGCGCCGGTCGGTCGAGATGCCGGAGACGGTGTCAGGCTCTCGAGCGAGCGCGAGCGTGTACGTCGTCGCGCCCGTGGGCCACGTAACCGTGAGAGTCGGCGACGACGCGATGACGCCGTCCGGCGGCTGCCACCGGAACCGATGCGCCTGCCCCGTGTTGAGTTTGCGCGCCGCCATGGTGCGAGCCTACCACACACCGCGCACGAGGTCGACGCCCTACACCGCCGCGCGATTCGCTGCCTGCACGTCGGCCTCTGTCGCCTCGCGGTATCCCCACCGGAGCGCCGTCGAGAGCGGCACCGCGAGCCACGAGTGCCGGCAGTTGTAGCCGCCTCCGCTGTCGAGCGGATGCGGCAGGCCGTTGACGCCGTTGTCCAGCTTCGGGGCCAGCGCCCGCGAGACCCACAGCCCCACGAGCGCCTCGCAGAACGGACGCGTGAGGCCGTCCTCCGGGCCACCGTAGGCATACCCGAGGATGCCCGGCAGCTCGTCGGCGTAGGCCCCTGCCACAGCCCGCGCGTAGACTGCGGTCTGCGTGCGCGCCTCGGTCGCGGCCTTCTCAGTTGAGATTTCGAGCCGCTTCGCGATGCGGTCCGACAACTCGGTCAGAGACTCCAGCCGGTACCCCTCGCGGAGCAGCGGCATCAGGTCCGTAGCGACCGAGAGCGTCGAGCCCCGGAAGGCGTCCCGCGCGTCACGCTTCGCGGCGTCGATGACGGACGTGAGCGCCTCGACGTCGATGACCTCGCTTGGGTCGAGGCCGAGCGCGCGGAGGTGTGCAGGGGTCGCACGCTCGACCGCTTCGAGGCCGTCGAGCCACGCGTCCTGCACCTCACCCGTGAGCTCGGCGACAGCGGCCGCGACCTCGTCGAGCTGGACCGCGATGATGCCCGCGCGCCAGTCGCCGTCACCAGCCTGGTCGAGCAGCTCGAGCAGCCGCTCACGCAGGGTCGCGCGGAGTCCGACGAGAGCAGCGGCGGTCCGCTGCCCTACGTCGTCGATGTCGGCCTGCCGCCGACGCAGTGCCGCCCGTATCGCTGCGGGCAGTGCCATGCGTCAGCGGCGAGGCTTGCGCTTGGGCGCCTCGATGGCATCGGGCTCGATGGCATCGGGCTCGACGACGGGCGCGGGCTCGTCGAGGAGCACAATCGACCCCTCGCCGAACCACCCGATGACCCGGTCGACGTCGGCCTGCGAGATGTCGACGTCCACCGGCGCCGAGTAGTGGCCGAGCTTCGGAGCCGCAACCATGAGGCGCGCGCGCATCACGCCACGACCGCGGTCACGAGATAGCCCATGTTCGTGTCGAGCACGACCTCGTCGACGTAGGCTTCGGCCGCGACGATGGTGCCGACCGCCTGCGGGGGCATGGTCTCGACCGAGCGCACGGTCATGGGCAGCGCGATGCCGTCCATGCTCACGCCCTCGCCGGAGAGCCCGTCCTCGATGACCATCAGCGCGCCGGTCGCGCGGGCCATGATGTCGCCCGACTCGTTGGCGACCGCATCGGCCCCCTCGAGACAGCCGACCCACATGCTCTTGCCCCAGATGTAGCCCGCCGCGTGCGTGGCGCCGTCGACCGAGGTCTGCCGACGAGCGCCGCCGATGAGCAGCGTCAGACCCAGCTCGCCGCGCACGAGGTCAATGAGGTACTGGTCATTGGCGACCACCCGCGTGACCGCAGCCGCGCCCGAGGTCACGACCCGCACGCCGCTGGAGTGCAGCGAGCGCGCGAAGGCGTCGGCGCACTGCCGGCCGAGGATGACCGTGTCGGCGTCACGCCCGTAGGCGCTCTCGCGGACCAGCACCTTGGTCAGCTGCATGTCGATGAGCGGGGTCGCCGTGGCGATGGTGCCCCACTGCGCGCCCGCGCCCGTGATGTTGGCCAACGTGTCGTCGGGCCAGTTGCCCGTTCCGAACATCAGAGCCGCCGCACGAGCCTCGATGTCGAGGGCGATCTTGCGACCGATGGCCGCGGCCTCGCGCTCCTCGAGGGCGACCGGGAACTGCGACCGCTGCGAGAGCTTGCGCGGGATGATCTCCGACGCAATCTTGAGCTCGTCGCACGCGTAGGTCACGGTCGCCGGGGCGCCGAGCGAGCGCCGCGGGTAGTCGGCCCCGAGCGCGGTCGTGGCGACCTGCACGGACCCGAGCATGCCCGAGGACGCCTCGACGAAGATGGTCCCGCGCGACGCGGTCGGGGCGACCCGGACCTGCGGCAGCCGCGGAAAAACGAGTCCGGCCATGCTCTGCGCCGCGCCAATGGCGAGCGAGGAGAGGACCGGGGAGACGGGCGCGAGCTGCGCCAGAGTCGATGCGCTCATGTCAGCCTCCTATCAAATCACGGACGCGTAGATGCCGAGCAGCACCACGCAGTCCTCAGTGTCGGCAGTGCTCGCGTCCGAGTCCTTGCCCGTGATCAGAATGCCGCGCGCCACGTCACCGGAAGCGGCGGCTTTGGCCTTGCCGCTGGCGTTCGGCGTGACCAATTGGCCGAGGGTCAGGCTCGCCCCCGCCGTGACGACGTGGCAGAGCCCCGCAATCTGCACGTCGATGATGTCGCCCGAGACGCCCGACGTGAGCGCAACGCCCACGTTGTGGTGACCCGTGGCGAGCGTTCCATCGGTGCTCTGCGTGGCGACCGGGAGGCCACCGGACGCCGAGTTGATGCGGACGAACCGACCGCGCGTGACGGTCGCCGTGAGGATGCAGGAGACGACGATGGGCTGGCTCACTTGGCACCTCCGACCGGCGCGCGGAACTGCGCGAGCATGTCATTCGCGCGCGCCACCTCGGCGTCACGCGGGTTCTGCGGCTTCTGGACCTCGGCGCTGCCACCGTGACCCGCCGCACTCCCGACCTGCGCCTGCGGCACCATGTCGGAGAGCATCGCGCGCACGTCGTCGAGGCCGATGCGGACGGCCCGCTCGACCCACGACTGACGCGACGCCTGCGGGATGCGGGTCTCGCGGATGGCACCATCGACGATGGCCTCCGCGTCCCGCGTGCGGAGCGCGAGCTCCGCGGCATCGGCACGCGCGGCGTCTGCCGACTGCGCACCCTTCAGACGCTCGACCTCTCGGGCGAGCGCCTCCAACTGTGCGGCCTGCGCCGCAACCTGCTCGCTCATATCGAGCGCCTCCGTACCGCCATCGAGAGACGCGAGCGCCGGGGCGGTCCGGACTGCGCGCGGGTAGTCGAGCGGCATGCGGCCGCCCATGAACATCCAGTCGTCGGCATCGGTCGCAATGCGGTCCACGAGGCCCCGCTCGACAGCGTCCTGCGCCGAGTAGACCGACCCATCGCCGAGCGCCTCGCGACTCACGCCACGACCGCGCGCGATGTCGTCGAGCATGACCTCGGCGAGCGCATCGACCCGGCGCTGGAGCGCTGCGAGGTAGTCGCCGTCATCGACGGACGCGCGCTTCGACGGCGTCTGCGTGCTCACGACCTCGACCACGTGCTCCGCGTCCTCGACGTAGAGGGTCACGACCACGCCCACGCCCCCGACCTGCGCAGTCGGAGACGCGACAATCTCATCGGCGCCCGAGATGACCCACAGTGCCGCGCTCGCCGCGGTGCCGTAGACGTAGGCCACGACGTAGACACCAGCGGCCTGCGCTCGGGCAATGGCACGGCGCGTCTCGACCACGCCGGAGACGTAGCCCCCGGGCGAGTCGACGTGGATGATGAGCACGGGGTGGCGCTCGGCCATCGCGGTCGCGGTCTCGTACCGCGCGCGGTCGTAGTCGTAGGGATACAGCCCGCCCTCGAGGTGCATCGAGCCGACCGCACCATCGGGCAGCACGCGCGCAGGTCGAGGCGCAGAGAGCGCCCGCGCATGCCCTGCGAGGACCGCCAATTCTGCCGGCGCCATCGATGCGCCCGTGTCCTCGTCTCGCCGCATGTCGGTCTCCTTGAGTCGCTCGACCCATCGCCGCCCGGGGTCGCCGCCCCACAGGAGCCACGCCACGTACCCGGGCGTCTCCTCGCCGTCCTGGTCATCGACGCCGCGCTCGAAGTCGTCAGCGTGCCGGGCGAACCAGGCAGGAGCCTCGACGGTCGCCCACTGCTCGGACTGCGGCTCGCCCTCCGCGATGCTGTTCGCGCGACGCACCGTCTCGGGCTTGATTCCGTCGCCAGAGCGCCCGGCCTCGTGCAGCTCGACACCTCGGCGCGCGGCGTCCTGCACGGCCTCGGGCGGTGTCAACTCAGCAGTCGTCAGCGCCATCAGAGACCGCCCGGCAGCGCGCCCGGAGGCGGCGTCATGGCGACCGTACCCGCGACCCGCGCGCGTTCGCTGCGCCCATCGGCGGCAGACGAGGGCGGCGCA